CTGCTACATCTGATAAAGACAACTCCTTTACTAACTGCTTAGGAATGTCTGTTAATGCTGCTAACGTTGCTTCAGCTTCCTCAGTCTTTGTTCCTGTTGCATAGTCTATAAGTTTTAACCAGGTAGACAAAGTAACATCAGCCCAACTATTAATTAGCTTGAACGTTTCAACTTTTCCTTCTTTTTTAATTTTTACTTTCATACACTATATAATAGAAATTAGTTGTTTTTAGTTTATTGTAAGGTTATTGCACGAAATACCTACCTGCGTTTGGATTGTCTAGGTGATAGATTACATTATACCTTATTCCGTCTATTGCGTGGTTAAATGAATCTTGATATAATTTTGAACCCTTATCTGCATAGACGTAGTTGTTTAACTCTTTAGCTATGTTCGTTGATTCAGGTGTTACTATTAATTGATAGTCTTGCATTCTAGTTATACCACTTTCAATCGTTCCTTTCTTAACTGCTTTAATGTTTACTCCTAAATGTCTGAGGTCTGCTATTAGTCTTGGTTCAGCACTATCAGCTATTATCAGGCTTTGTCCTACTTTATCTAAAACTATCTGAGCAAGCTCTTGACTCTTTAATCCATTCCTGTAAAGATGCTCTTTAAGATATATCTTTTTATGCTTTTTGTCTATAGCTACTTCAGTCAAAGAATCAGGGTCAATACTAAAACCGAAATCCATTCCACAAGAAGTCTGTAAGTTATCAGGATTAAACTCTCCTATACTCCAATTCTCAAAGACTACACCTTCTGCTTTCGCTAACCAACCTCCTAAAATTTTATGTTGATACTTTTTAAAGTTGTTGTGCTTTATGCTCTTAATACGCTCTAGGAAGCTCGTAGAGAGATTATCTTTATTGTCAGTGTAGTTAGTATGTATATAGCATACATTGTCTTTAACGCCATTAAAACCACCTTCTACTCCTTTTTCCTCAAAGAATCTTTTGTATATCCAATGTTCCTTAGTCGTAGGGTTTAATATAAGTATTACTCTATTCTGAATATTCTTTTCTCTAATACTTAGGTCTATGGTATCAAAGATGTTTTCATCTACAAGTTCTTCAGCTTCATCAAGTACCCAAGTAGAAATACCTTGCAAAGACTTTAGACTTGCAGTCTGATTACCAGCTGAAGTCCTTATTCCTCTAAATAATATATCTGAGTTGTTCTTTGTATTTAATACTTCTTGCTTATTAATACTAAAGACTTCATCAAATCCTAGTAGTCCTATCTTTTCTAAGAACTCAGGTATAATTGACAAGTGAGCGGAGGTCATTGTATAACGAGTAAAGAGTATTCTTATACCCTTAGTCATAGTCAGTAAAGTAAGAAAGACTGTTGCTGCAAAAGACTTTCCTGAACCCCTACCTCCTGTGATTATAAAGTACCTAGCGTCAGATTCAAATAGTGGATTGTATTTCTTATTCAGTATCAGTGTTCACGAATGTTATTATAGGCATATTGATTACCTTATCCCCTGATGTTATGTCTAGTTCTGACTTCTCTATATATCCTCTACGCTTTCCTTTTGTCTTTAAGAAGAAGATAGTAGCTGATGTTGAGCCGTCGCCTATCTGCTTATGTAATTGGCTCTCACCAAAGTCTAAGGCAATGTTTTCAATATCCTTAACGGCTGCTGCAAAGTCTTCATCTTCGTTTAGCCATTTGTAGAATGTTGAACGTGGAACATCTGCTGACTTACAAGCAACTGTTACAACTCCTAATGAGCTTTCTAAAGCCTTCAAGATACTTTCCTTTTTTATGTGTCTACTTTCGTCCATTCTATATTCCTTTAAATGCTTTCAATGGATAGAAGATTAAACTGTTTCTATACCCATCTTCTGCTATTGGTTTGATTGGTGTTACTCCGTGTACATTCCTCCAAGCAGGGTAAACTAACATTGAGTTGTCTGCTTGTTCAAAGGTTACGTTATAGTCAGGCACATTTAAACAACCACCATTAGCGTTATTTCTTTTTGTTAGGATTATGTTTACTGTTCCTACTATGTTTCCTGTATCTCTATGAAATGGAGCTGATATATTAAAGTTAGATATACTACCCGTATACATTGTTCCAAACTTCCATTCATCTTTAACGTCTTCAAAGAGTTCTTGTTGCCTTTCGTATAAATGAGGTGTTAATTGTTTAACGATTTGCTCTGCTTCTATACAGGCTCCCCACATTGCCTTGATGAATGTCTGTGCTTTCTTATCCCTGTGTACTGATGATATGTTCGGGTAAGGTCTACGCATAATAGGCTTTGGTGGTATGCTTCCTAATATTGTACTCATCTGAATTGTTCCTTCTGCTTTTGCTTGTGCTCTAGTCATACCATTCTTTACATTCTTCATAACATCACTTCTTTCTAATAAAGTCTTTGGCACATTATCACTCCTAAACTCTTTGTTGGCTACTGCTATTAAAAGACTCAACCTTTCGCTATACTCCTTTACATCTCTTATGTAAAAGCCTACTATCTCCCCATCAAGTTCTAGGAAACAATCTTCTTTTACATTTGGCTCATAGTATGGGCAGTCTTTACCTATTTTTTTATTGTGTTCTACTTGCTCTAGCTTTATTGTTTTCATATTAGTATTTCGTTTTTTCGTTTAGAGTTTAGTCTTACTTTATCTCCCCACTTTGATTTAAGTATCATTATGTTTTTCTGTTCTTCTTTATCATCTCTTACATCAACTGCTCCTCCTTTGTTAGAGTAATGCTCAAAAGTAAATAGATATTTCTGATACCTTATTACATCTCCTCTTTCTTTATGTTGAAGCGTATAGTCGTAGTCTTCTTTCAATGTAAGTTGCTCATCAAATCTTAGGTCGTTTGGTTTTATAAATAACATATCTCCAATACAGAAAGTGTTTACGCTTACTAACTTTGTAGCAAAGAAGTAATTATCTGTTGGTGGTATTCCTAATAGCTTTACTCCTTTTACATTATTGAACTTTGAAACTATATCTTCAATAGCGAAATCAAGTTCTACTTTAGCCGGGCAACCAAAGTTCTTATTGACTACTACCTTTTTTATATCATCACTTAGTTGAACGCACATTCTTTTAAGTTTAAATGCGTGGTCTAGTGCAAAGTTCCTACTCTGCATTAGGTTTCCTGTTTCATAAACATTCAAGCATCCATTCTCCTTGTATAATTCTCCCTCTCCGTTTTTAACACAGAATATGTATTTTCCTTTCTGTTCTTCATTGAATGGAAGTTTATCGTATCTTCCTGCTGATATTACATATACATTATGCTTCATTCTTAAAAGCGTTTAAAACAATTAACCCTACATTCTTCCCTGCTTTTCTTGCTGTGTTTATTAGTAATACAGCCTCATCATAATGCTCAGGTTCAAATTCTATTTGGATTGCTCTCTTTACTCCTGCTTCTTTTTCTGTCAAGGTGCTTCCCAAGTCTAAGTCTTCTAATACAGAATAGTCTACGGCTGCTTCAGGCTGCCAAACATCCATTCCCCACTCTCCTAGCTTTTCATTGTTCCATTCGTTTCCTAGAATATCCCAATCCCATTTACCGAATCCTACATTATCTTTTACAATAAATTCTTCTTTCTGTTCTTCTGTCAATCCCTTAGCTATTTTAACAGTTACTTCTTTCAACCCTGCTGCAACACAAGCTTTGTATCTCATATTACCTCCGAGTATAACATTGTTTTCGTCTAGGATTATAGGTCGTAACTCTAACATCTCAGGAAAATCCTGAATGCTTTTTACAAGTTTTTTAAATTTAGCTTCCTTGATTATTCTAGGATTGCTTTCGTTTGGTTTTAATTCGTTGATTTTTAGTTTCATAGTATATAATAGAAATTTGTTAGTTTTGTTTTAATCAAAGGATTCATTAACTCCTCTTGAGCCTACGAGCTTTTCCTTTGCTCCTTCCCATAATTTATCTCTCCTCTTGCTTAGACTTGGTTCTGTTCTTTGAAGTGTTGGTATGCCTTCTGTTGGTACGCTATCCATATAAAGACCACAACTACATTCAGCTTCCTTTGCTACCCAAGCACCATCTCTGTAAACTATTGTAGCTTTAGATAGTTCTTTAGTCTTTCCACATTCGCAAGTGTATAGTGTCATCTCTTTAGCTTATCAAGTTCAAACTCTAAATGATTAATTGCTTTCT